ATTGCGCGAGGCTGCATAAAAAGCTTTCCGCGCGGATAAACACCTGTTTTCATAGCAGCGTGTCCAGCTTGCAAGCAACGCGACACAGTGAAACCCCGGCCATTGCAGTCGGGGTTTTGCGTTTTAACGGCCCAGCTTTTCCATGGCAGCATCTGCCAGGAACGACGACCGGCTTTTCACGTTGTGATCGCGCACATACTGGTCGATCTTCTGGATGACGAAGCCCGGCAGGGTGACATTGACCTTTTCGGTCTTGCCCAGGTATGGCGTGATGTCGATCTCCAGCATGCCCCAGCCCATGTCAGCGAAGTCGGGATTGTCCCGGTGGGCCGCGGCGCTGGTTGGCATCGGGATGGCCTGGCCGTTACTGGCGATCTCTTCCAGCATGATATGGGCGACCTCGACGGCAGAGGTATAGGCCTCCTCGAAGGTGTCGCCCGCGGTAACAGCGCCTGGAATATCGGGGATCTGAATGCCGGTGGCGGTGTTTTCGTCGCCCCACTCGATGCAGATTGGGTATTGCATGTTCGTCTCCTACAGAGGTGCAAAGGGTGAAGCCGGGTTATTTCAACCCGGCTCGTTCCTTGATGCTCTTTACCGTGCCGATCGGTAGATCCTTCTTGGGGTGTGGCACTGGTATCGAGTTTGGGTTGTTGGGGTGTTTGAAGATGTGGTGGCTTCCAGTGACACGTTTCAGAACCCATCCAGCTGCTTCAAGCTCCTTGATCAACTGCCTGCTTTGCACCTCCGTCTCCTTGTGTGGTTGATGTTGAAATTATACCTCTAGGCGTATAGCTAGTAAAGGGAAAAGATGCGCCTAGAGGTATAGTTTTGTTTTTGGTCCACCTCAAATTTCCAAAGGCTCGCCATTTAGGTGGGCCTTTTTCGTATCTGGAGCAAGCAAATGTCCGATCCAGTTCTCGCGGCAATCAGTTCCCTGTCAGCTTCGCTTAGCAACCTTCAGGTACAGGTGGGCGCGCTGAGCAGCCAGGTTGCAACGAAAGCAGACGCCACGGCCGTCTCGGCGCTGTCGAGCACCGTCACCGGGGAAGGCGGCCATGCAACCGCGTTGACCAACAGGGTCGCGGACGCCCGTGCTACCACAACCCTGACGAGCCGCGTGACCAGCTACGAAACCGCAGACCTGCTCATCGATGCCGGCCAGGCAGTCGAGCCTCTGCGCATGGGCAAGGTGGTTTTCCACGGCGAGACTGCCAGGCAGATCCGGGCGGCGCAGACTGTTCTGCGTGAAGCTGGTGCCGGCCAGTTGGAAGTGGTGACGCGCGCCAACGAGCCAGGCGAGCCCTTCGTTGTGATCGACGGACAGGCGTTCATCACCAAGGCCGCAGTCGAAAGTGCTGGTATCAATCTACGCCCTTACAGCCTCAAGGTAACCATGGGTGAGGATGGCCGTTTCTACATCGCCGGTGTTGGGGTTGGTGTCAGCACTGTTGCAAGCGAGCTGAAGCTCGGGCCGAGCCTGGAAAATGATGTCCGCCGCCTGCTTCGCGAAGAGCTCAAGCCTGGCGGGATGCTGCATCGCTGCTGATCCAATGCCCGCCTTGAGCGGGTTTCTTTTTTCTGTGGAGCACCCCTATGGCCGAACCAAGTACCGGCGCCCTCGCAGTGACCGGCCTACTTGCCAGCGTCAGCCTGGGTGCTGCCTTCCCGCAGTTGGATCTGGCCACCTTGGTGGGGTCCTTCGGCGGGGCTTTCTTCTACGTTGTCTTCGCCAAGGACATGAGCACCTGGCGCCGGGTCGGCTACTTGCTGACTGGCTGGATCGGTGGCTACTTCGGTGCTGCCGAATTGATGGGCTGGGCTTGGACCAAGACTGCCGGGTTCAGCGCCTTCGTGTGTGGCGCTCTGTGCGTGATCACGTTCTCTGGCCTGATCGAGTGGATGCAGACCGGCCAGCCGCCGAGGTGGTGGGCTTGGTTCTTCCGCCTCCGAGCCAGGAAGGAGGGTTGAATGGCTGCCGTAATCCAGGCCGTGTTGTGCGCCGTCATCTTCGTGATGATTGGGCTGCGCTACCGGCCATATCCAGATGCCCGCTACAAGCTGGGCGTGTCCCTCATGGCCTGGGCCGCATGCGCGGTCACAGGAATGCAGTGCGTGAGCCTCATAGGCCGCATGATGCTGCACGACGAGTTCGCCGACGTGTCCTGGTTCAACACTGCGTTTTACCTGCTGGCTGCCATGCTGGTGTGCCGGGCTAAGGGGAACGTGGCCAAGATCGTGCGGGTTGAATGATCCGCGCCACAAAACAGACATGCGCCGTTTCGTGGCGTGGAGACACAGATGAATCGCAAGCAGATCGCGACCGCGTACAGCCTGTTCCATACCCGTGACCAAGTGCAGCGCCGGCTGGACACGGTGCTGAGCGGCAAAGGTGTGTCACTGGCAATCACCGGGGACTACCAAGACGAGGCTGTGCTGCACTCGGTTACCGGGTCTCTGGCAGATCACTTCAGGGCTGAACTGGCCGCGATCGACAACCAGCTCAAGCTGGTTGGCTGGAACGGCGAGTAGCGCAGGGAGCAGACGATGGCCAGAACGCGAGCGCCTTACACACCGTGCAAGCTTTACGTGGACGGCGCCGATGGCATCGAGGTCGGTGACTTCATCACTACTGCTGCCGGTTCTGCCTACCTGGTGCAGACGCTGCGGGTCAGTCGCATCCGGCCAGAGCGCAAGCACATGGACTGCCTGCGATGGCCGGTAGCCGAGGTGCCGCCTGATGCGCGGTGCTACCAGCTGACTTGGTACAAGAGATGAGGAGCGCCTGCATGGGAAGGGTGTATGCAACTATCGTTTGCCGCCATCGCTGGTGGTTGAAGTACTACCTGGCTGGTGTGCTAGGAATTGCGCTGGTCACAGGGCGTGAGCCGGACCCAGATCGGATCGCTTACTGGGTCGATCGCGGATTGAAAGCTGAGGTGCACTGATGGCCAGGCTCAAGACGCTCGGTTCCCGCATCAAGGAGAGCGTAGGCTCTCGGGTCAAGGTCGTGAGCCCCGGTAGTTGGCGAAGCGGCATGACCAGCTCCCAGCGCGGCTATGGCTACAAGTGGCAGCAAGCCAGAGAGCGGTACCTGCGCGACAACCCGCTGTGCGTTTATTGCGAGCGGAACGGCCGCACAACTGCCGCCAGGGTTGTCGACCACATCGTTGCTCACCGTGGCGACATGGTCCTCTTCTGGAAACAGACCAACTGGCAGAGTCTCTGCAAGCCTTGTCACGACTCCGTCAAGCAGGCTGAAGAGGCGTCGGGGCTAGGTAGCTGACACGTCAGCGGATCGACCAGAACCCATCGCGGCGGGATAGAAGCACGCCAGTGACGTGCCGCGAAAGGGGTAGGGGGATAAAAAGCTAGGGATTCTCATCTAGCTAGACCGCCACCGACCCCACTTACACATTTTTTCCCGTTTCAGGAAAAGTTAACCATGGCTTTAACCGACAAGAAGCGGCGGTTTGTTGACGCTTTGTTGTCGGGGGCTTCGAATCGCGAATCGGCAATTGCCGCCGGATATTCCGAGAAGACCGCGTCGCAAGCGGGCTCCAAGCTTGCGAAGGACCCCGATGTCCTCGCAGAGGTCGGGCGTCGATTGAAACAAAAGCAGGCTTCCAGCACCGAGGTTAAACCTTCTCGGAAAGTTAAAGATGAACAGTTCCAAGCCCTAGAGACCGAAGAGCTGTCGTTAACCGAGACCGATGACCCGCGAGCCTTCCTTACTGAGCTCATGAATGCAGAAGGCGCCGACATGCGCCTGCGTTTGGAGGCGGCCAAAACCCTCATGCCGTATTCGCACGGCAAGGTCGCGGATCAGGGCAAGAAAGAACAGAAGGCCGAGGCTGCGAAACAGGTCGGTAAAGGCAAGTACTCACAAGGCAAGCCGCCCCTCTCCGTAGTGAAGAATTGATCTATGCAATGGACAACAGCCTGCCCGGACTGGTGGAGGTGCCTCGCTGCGGGCGAATCAATCATTCCTGATCCGCTGTTTCCAGATGAAGCAGAAGCCGGCCTTGAGGTGTTCAAGGGGCTGAAAATCGTTGATGCCCCGGGCAGCCCCACCATTGAGGCCGCCTGTGCACCGTGGGTCTTGGCGTTCGCCGGGGCCATCTTCGGGAGCTACAACAGCGAGACCGGCGAGCGCCTAATTCGGGAGGTGATGCTCTGCATCCCCAAAAAGAACAGCAAATCCACGATTGCTGCCGGGATCATGCTGACGGCGCTGATCCGCAACTGGCGGCTTTCGGCTGAGTTCATCATCTTGGCGCCGACCAAGGAGATTGCCGACAACTCGTTCATCCCGGCCAAGGACATGGTCAACAATGATGACGAGCTGAAAGCACTGCTCCATGTCCAACCGCACCTACGGTTGATCACGCATCGGGAGACCGGCGCCACTTTGAAGGTGGTGGCTGCGGATAGCGATGTGGTGGGCGGCAAGAAAGCTGTCGGCGTCCTGATCGATGAGGCCTGGCTTTTCGGCAAGAACCCCAAGGCTGCTGACATGATCCGCGAGGCCACTGGTGGTCTGCTGTCGCGACCTGAGGGCTTCATCATCTGGTTGACGACCCAGTCAAATGAGCCGCCGGCTGGCGTGTTCCGCTCCAAGCTCAATTACGCACGCGGCGTCCGTGATGGCCGGATCGACGACAACCGCTTCCTGCCGATCATCTATGAGTTCTCTCAAGAGATGATCAAGAGCGGCGAGGCGCGGAAGCCTGAGAACTTCCATCTGGTCAATCCGAACATCGACTACTCCGTCGACCGACCTACGCTTGAGCGCCTGTTTATGCAGGCTGAGCTGGACGGCGAGGCTGAATTACGCGGCTTCCTGGCCAAGCACCTCAACATCGAAATCGGCCTTGCGCTGATGTCCGATGCTTGGGTCGGGGCAGAATTTTGGGAGCAGCAAGGAGCAACGTGGCTAAACCTCGATGAAATCCTCACGCGGTGCGAGGTCATTGATGTGGGCGGTGACGGCGGTGGGCTTGATGACCTGCTGGGTCTTGCTGTGATGGGTCGGGAGGCAGGAACCCGCAGGTGGTTCCACTGGGCTCACGCCTGGGCGCACCCTTCGGTTTTGGATCGTCGCAAGTCAGAAGCGCCACGCTTGAGAGACCTGGAAAAGTCAGGCGACATCACCATTGTGGAGCGCATCGGTGATGACGTTGAGCAGTTTGCGGCCATCGTTGCCCGCGTCAATGACACCGGCCTACTCGACAAAGTTGGCCTCGACCCAGCCGGTATCGGCGCGGTACTCGACGCGCTTGCGGATGCTGGCGTTGAGGAAGATAAGATCGTGGGCATCTCTCAAGGCTGGAAACTCACAGGCGCAATCAAAACGACGGAACGCAAGCTTGCCGAGGGCACGCTGCTCCATTGTGGTCAGCCGCTCATGGCCTGGTCCTGCGGGAACGCCAAGGGCGTGCCTTCAGCCAACGCCTTCTTGATCACCAAGCAAGCATCGGGCACCGCAAAGATTGACCCGCTGATGGCTACATTCAACGCCGTTTCGCTGCTCAGCCTGAATCCAGAGGGCAGGGGCGGAATGGATAACTTTATGGCAGGCATTCGGGATCCACTGATCGCATGAACGCATTTCATATTTTCATCGCCTGCGCAGTGATCGCTTTCTGCTTAGCATGCGGCGGGGTTTGGATGCTGGCTGGTACCGGCTGGGCTTTGCTGGCCGGATCGCTGAGCTTCTTCTGCATCGCTGGCTTCATCCGCAGGGGGCTTGTCAGTGATTAAAACCCTATCCCAGGCTTTGGGCGCTGCTGCCACCAAGCCTTCAGCCAGCATGAGTGAGTGGCTGGGGAAGACCATCAAACTGTCGGATGGCGGTTTCTGGAGTGCCTTCAACGGTGCCCAGTCCAGTAGTGGTAAGTCAGTCAGCGTAGACAAGGCCATGCGCCTGTCCACCGTGTGGGCATGCGTCCGTATCATCTCGACTTCGGTAGCCGGCCTGCCGTTGAGCATCTACCGGCGAATGCCTGATGGTAGCCGAGAGAGCGCTCGCGATTTCCCGCTGTACGACGTTGTGCACAATAGTCCCAACGAAGACATGGCTGCCTTCCATTTCTGGCAGGCAGTCGTCGCCTCGAT